ATGTTGAGTGCGATGCAGCGCTGACAGCTGCTGCCATTATGGCACAGAACAATGTTTGGTATCCATATGTTGAAATGGCTGAAGATCCTTTATTAAAGGGTCTGCCAGCACAGCTACGTATGAATGTTATTGCATCGCATGGTGGTACAACTAAACTAAACTTCGAGGCATATTCATTGGCTGCTTCGATTGTTGGTAAGTGCCATTTCTGTGTTAAGGCTCACTATGACACCTTACAAAAGGAAGGTCTAACAGTAGAGCAGCTTCGTGACATTGGTAGAATTGCAGCTGTTATTAATTCAGTTGCTAAAGTGTTGAATGGCTAATAATCTAGAGCAACAAGTTCAGGCTAGATTAGATGGCTCGGTAGTTAATACCGAGCCATTTCCTTTTCTATATGTTGAGAATATCTTTCCTAGAGATTACTATAAAAGAGTAGATTCAATCTTTCCAACCAAAGACCAGATGAGCGTTATTGATGGTAAAGAATACAAAGTGCTGGAGTTACCGTTAAAGGAAAGAATGACCTTAACTATATTCAATAGAGGAACACTACACTCAGAGTTGAATAACTATCCTCACAAAGAAAACTGTATACAAATGAGGAAGTGGTTTGTTACCTTTCTTGTGCCCAAAGTTGCTGCCAAGTTAGGTATTGATTTACCTAAGGTGTGGGATGATGATACAAGATTTGTAGTAGATCTTCCTGGTTATCTTAAAAGACCACATACCGATATTCCCCAGAAAATATTCTCTATTCTAATATACATGTCAGAGAGTAAAAGTGGTACTACTATACTTAAACCCAAGCAGCAAGGGTTTAGTGATGACTATGGATATGACCATCAGTTTGACCAATTTGAAGAAGTATTTGACCCTCCATTTAGACCAAATTGTCTGATAGCATTCCCAAGAACAGACACATCATTTCACTGCGTAAAGAAGATTGGTCAAGGGGAATATCGCAGGGCAATTCACATTAATATACGACGTTGACTTGACCATTTGAATCCTGTATAATGATAAATATTTGGTAATGTAGAGGTTGAACAAATGGATCTTCCTATCGATAATGTAGACCTTCGCACTATTGTTGCTGCTCTAGAAAAGAGTGGTGACAATGATCTTGCTGCCAAGCTGATGCTTGTTAGTAAGTTGATTGAAGAGGGTGGACCGTACAAAAAGATTCTGCGCGAACAATACGGAATCGTTGCATAAGGTTAATGGTAGTAAACTGACGATTAAAGGTGTCTTGGACGCGAGTTCGATTCTCGCCAACTCCACCACTACGGGGTTGACAGGCTTCGACAGGGCAAGTAATAACCCGACAGCTACCAGTGAGGCGACTGACTTAATCAGCGCAAAAAAAGTAAACGCAAACGACGATTACTACGAAATGGCTCTAGCTGCTTAATAGCAGTATAGGTTCCAGAGTTAACCGCTTGGTAACAGAAAGGTTAGAGGCGGCAGCGTAAGCTGTCCGCCTTTTTCTTCCGACTGCAATAATGGAGGTAACAACATGAATGCAGTAGAAACATTACATCGTATTGAAGCGTATTTTGATAAGAACCATAACTTGTTTATCAGGTTTGGGGGACTATTTGCACTACTGTTTTTTACACTGTTTGTACCGTATTCAATATACTTCAAAACATTGGAAAAGGTAGAAGTGCAACAGAAGGCTAACTATCTATTGTTAGCTGAACTTAGCGATATGGATAACCGTATGGAGTTCCTTGAGCTTTCTTATGAGAGGAAGCAAAAGGTAATGAGAGAGGTTGAATGTCTTGCTAAGAACATTTACTTCGAGGCAGGTGGTGAACCATATAGTGGTAAGCTTGCTGTAGCCCAAGTAACAATGAACCGTGTTAAGGATACAGATTATCCTCGTTCAGTGTGTGGTGTTGTTTACCAAAAGTCAAGGGGTACTTGTCAGTTCTCTTGGGTTTGTGAAGGTAAGTCTAAACCTCGTAACAATGAAACGTGGAGAGAATCCCTTCGCATTGCCGAGAACATCTTGATTAACAAGAGAAACTATAATGTTGTTGGTCAAGCAAAGTTCTTCCATGCTACCTATGTTGACCCAGCGTGGTCAGACACCAAGCGAGTTGTTAAGAAGATCGGTAACCACATCTTCTATCACTAGTTGTCTTTCTAATGATGTGATGGGATAGTATCCCTACTTTTGCAATGAGGTGACTTATGTCTAATGGTGATTTTGAAGTATTGCCGCGAGGCACGATTGCTGAGCTTCAAGAGCTCAGGCAATTTGCTAACCAAATGATTTCTTACAATTCAATCCATGATATGCCAACGCCACATGAGATGCGTGAGCTTATTAATAAGCTGCAACTGTGGTATGCCGGTCATAACGAGAAGTATCCGCAATCCTGATATGAAAACTAATCCTTATCGTGAGCATATTACAGTTAACGGTATCAAATACATGTTAACATTAGTTGGTAGTCAAAAACAATATGAGGTTGTAAATGACAAGCTTGCTACAGTTGCAAGAGGTTGTTACATTGTTATATTCAACAAAGCTATGCAGTATCATGGAAAGTTTTCGGAAGGGTTTGACCGTAGATGGTACAATCGTATGAAGAGAAGCAATACAAAAGTGTATAGACACGATAAGGCACAAGCTTTTCTTGATCAATCCAATAACTCACAGTTTGCAGTATATGTTTGTAGTGAAAGAATGCTTGTTGAGAAACTTAAAAGCAAGTTTGGCAAGCTTGCTAATATGTTTAACAATGCATGGTTAGAGGAATACACTCTCCGGAAAATTGACTTTCCATTCAACAAAGCGAATAACAACAAAGTGTTATCTAAGAGATTGAGAAATGATTAATTATTGTGATGCCGTAGTAGACCTCCAGTCAGGTGATACTGGGAAAGGTAAGGTTACTCATTCTTTACTAAGTAGTGGAGAGTACGACCTAGTTCTCCGATATAATGGTGGCTCGAATGCTGGACATACTATCTACCACAATGGTAAGAAAATTGTCACACATCAAGTGCCAGCTGGAGTTCTCTACGGCATCCGCTCTCTTATTGGTGTCGGGTGTGTTGTTAATATAGAGAAGTTGTTAGATGAGATTCAGATGCTTGAATCTAATGGTATCGATACTACAGGTCTGATCTATGTTGACAAGAGATCACATATCGTTTTGCAAGACCATGTTGATGAAGATAATAAAGACACAGCAATCGGTACTACAAAGCAAGGTATAGGCCCAGCGTATAGGTGCAAGTATGGTAGAACTGGTGTCCGCATTGGCGACACTCTTTGGCGCAACAGTAATCGTTTTACTGTTGTTGATAGTATTAGCCTTTTTGATGGCGCTCGTATTCTTGCTGAGGGTGCTCAGGGTTTTGCTCTCGATATTGACTGGGGGGATTATCCTTATGTTACTAGTTCTCATTGCACTGTGGGTTCTGTTTGCCTGAATGGTGTATCACCAAGAAAGATCAGAAAGATCTATGGAGTTGCCAAGGCATATGAAACTTATGTTGGCACCAAAGAGTTTGGTATGCATTGTGATGATCTCAAAAAGGTTCAGGAACTAGGACAAGAGTTTGGAGCTACAACTGGCCGTCCAAGAAAGTGTAATTGGGTAAATGTTGATAGTCTTGCATATGCAGCAAAGGTTAATGATATCACACATCTTGTTGTTAACAAGATTGATATTCTCGATCAGGTTGGCAAGTATGTTTACTACAAAGACGGTAATGAGTATGATGCTGGTAGTAGACTTGGGCTGATTGGTGTAATTGTCGAAGCACTGTCTGATAATGTTAAAGTTATTTTCTCGGATACGCCACACACAATATAAATATTTGTATAGCCCTTGGAGGTGTATATGAAAGCGTTACTACTATTAGGTCTTTTAGTTTTAGCACCAACAGCTCAAGCCCAGCAAGAAGAAAAGCTTCTTGGCGCAGTTGCAGGTGGATATCTTGGATCTACAATAGGTGGAGGAGATGGTAAGACAGTAGCAACAGTACTTGGAGCAATCATTGGTTATAATGTTGGTCCACAAGTATTAGGAAACAGCCAAGCATACACCTATAATGATCACAAATATTGGAGACAGCCTAGTTATAGACAAGCAGATGTATATAAGTTGTGTGACAGAGAGAACCCTTATCATAAGGATTCAAGACTCTACTGGTCATACAATAGGGGATGTGTACAGCGTCTAAGCGAAGAAATCAGGCAGTTGGAGCGACAAGCATATGAACAAGGTTACCAAGGACACTAATGTTCAGCAATATGAGAAGCTGATTCAAAAACTAAACGTACCAGAGGACAGGAAGGCCGCTACGCCACTGAATGCAAGATGGTTTATAAGAACAGGATACGTTCAAAACAGAAACAACCCGCTAGTGGAGCAGGTTTTGGATCTTGCGAGAAAAATCGCCTAGGGAGTAATATCATGTATAGTGAGAGTGTATTGAAGCCGCGTGAACGAATTCATTTTGATCCAGCTAATAGTGAGCATGTGGAAGACTATGCTAACTTTATTAAGCATTCTAATTGGACAAGTGGATGTAAGTATCTTCTCGAGCAGCCATTCCAAGATATTCCATCAATGATTAACAATAAGTTGATTAGGCATTTTCTTAAGCCATACCTCAGGGCAGACTAAATATAGCATTAGTTATTTTTTAGTTAGGACTTGAGATGAATAAACTAGAAGAATATGTTTTAAGATATCAGGGCATCCATTCTGGAACTGATAAGTATCTTGCCCTTGATGGCAAATTGCATACTAACGAAACTGACCCAACCAAAGGTAAGACCTTATTTGATGGTTCGCAGTTAGGTAAGAAATTTCCACCATACATTCAGCAAGTAATTGATTCTAAACGCAGAGCAATTACATTGCTTGATTATGGTTGTGGTAAAGCCATCCACACATATATGCCACTGTCGGCACATGGTAATAAGACTCTACTTGGTAGATTGAATGGTATGATCCAATGCTATTACGCATATGACCCAGCTGTCAGACAGTATGCCATGAAACCACCACTTGGTATGGAGTTTGATCTTACCTGCTGTGCTGATGTTATGGAGCACGTGCCAGAAGATTTTGTTCCTATTGTACTCGCTGAGATTGGCAATTACACAAAGAAGAATGGTACAATGCTATTCTCAATTTCATCTAATCCAGCTAAGAAGATGTTTAGTGATGGAGAGAACCTCCATGCTACCATTAAGTCTGTTGACTGGTGGACAGATGCCATTCTCAAGTATTGTGGTGATAAGTCGTTTGTATTGTTGCACGATGATGATACAAGACTAGACCCTATCACACCAGAACAAAAACAACAGTTGATGGATCAAGGTGTCACAACCTTTACACAATGTAGCACATGGATTCGTTTCCATAACTCACAGAGATTCAAAGTATGGGATAAAGATTTTGTTGAAAAGTCATACTACGAAAAGGTCTGGATTGAGGAAGTGTAGTGAAAAACAAGGTTAAGCTTTTTATTGGCCATGACTCAAAACAGTCAAGTGTTTGCGATGCATGTAGACTGTCAATCGAAGATAATTCGAACATTGATGTAGATATCATTCATCTAAGTAGCCTACAAGCTCGAGGTCTATTCTGGAGAGAGCAGCCAATTGGTAGTACTGAGTTTTCATTCACTAGATTCCTAGTACCGTACCTAAAGGGATTCTATGGCTATGCTATCTTTTGTGATAGTGATTTCATATGGAACAGCGACCCTCTAGATCTCTTGGATTTAGTGAATCCAAACAGTGCTGTTAGCGTTGTCAAGCACAACATTAGTCAAGAGCAGATTAAGCCATTCAAGATGGATGGTCAAAAGCAAACTTGGTATCCAAAGAAGAATTGGTCATCGTTAATGGTGTTCAATTGTGATCATGCATTCACCAAAAGATTAATGCCAAATGTAGTGTCTGAATCACCAGCTGGATACCTCCATGAGTTCCAGTGGTGTGATGATAAAAACATTGGTTCCATACCACATACATACAATTACCTAGTAGGATATTACAACGATATTCCAAACCCTAAGGCCATCCACTATACAGATGGCGGCCCATGGCATCCAGGCTATGAGAATGTTGAGTTTGCAGATCGTTGGAACTTCTATAAGAATAAAGTAATCGAAAGGTATGGAAGATTCTAATGTGGAATGAAAGGCTAAACGATAAGTTCACAAACAGACTGATTGGCTACTGTCAAAATAAGAGAGTTCTTATTGTTGGCAATTCAGTGTCGCTGTTTAGTAAGCCATACGGTGAATTTATTGATAGCTTTGATGTTGTTGTTAGACTCGGTAAAGGGTACCCATGGCCAGAGTTTAAGGAACATCTAGGATCAAAAATAGATGTTTGGGTGTTGTCTATCCTGAGAGCAAATCACTATAAAGACTTTAAGGATGCTCCATACAAGGTACTAAACATTTCTCAGATATCTGTATACGATAAAGAGAAAACAACAACAACTGTATCTAAGTACTTCTATGAAGAAGACTTTCAGATATACAAAGACTATTTCTTGATGGGTGACCTCAAGAGAACAAGACAGCTAATTAAATCAGCATATGGTAATATTGATGTTAAGCAAAGAGCTTCTCAGGGAGCGTTGACTTTAGCTTATTTTACTAATATCATTAGATCATATAAAGAGCTTCATGTTATTGGCTTTGACTTCTTTGAGGGCAAGCTTCAATATGAGTTGAAGGGTGAGGTTAATGAGGTGAGTAGTTTTCATCTACCTGTCCCTTCATTCAAGGGTAGCAACTCAAACCCACATGCTGGCTTATACGTTGAGGGGCATCCTGACAAACAATATATTCTAAGACTAAGGGATGAGGGTAAGATACATTTCCACGAAATGGATCCCTTAGTTAGTACACCTGAGCTTAATACTAAAATTGATTCACTAATGAAAAAGTTTAGAAAGACAGGTACACTGCTTGGTTACGAAACATCTGAATTCAATATGAGAGAAGATAATGAATCTAGTAATTGAAAGAAACGAAACAAATAAGAACTCTAAGGGTGGCACTGAACTAATGGCTGAGGGTTTAGAGAGCCATGTTGATAAGGAAATACTTAGTAAGTTTCAAATCATCCCTTCGAGAGTTAGAAACATTGACCCAGATAAGATTCCAATTTTATGGTTACATGATCTACCTTGGGACCCTGAATCTGCCAAGCTAAAAGATCCAGAGTATAGAAAGCAATTTAAGAAAATTGTTTTTGTTTCTCATTGGCAACAACAAATGTATAATACAGTACTTGGTGTACCGTACTCAGAAGGTATTGTAATCAAGAATGCTATCAATCCAATTCAGCCAGAACTTATCAATAAGCAAGATCCAGATGGTAAGATTAGATTAATCTATCATCCAACACCACATAGAGGATTAGAGATTCTTGTTCCTGTATTTAATGAGTTGATTAATCTTCATCCAGATATTCACTTGGATGTGTATTCAAGCTTTAAACTCTATGGCTGGGCAGAAAGAGATAAGCCATATCAAGCACTGTTTGATGAAATCAAGCAGCATCCAAATATGACCTATCATGGCTCAGTATCTCAAGAAGAATTGAGAGCAGCTGTTGGTAGATCCCACATCTTTGCTTACCCATCAATCTGGCAGGAAACAAGTTGCCTATGTGCAATTGAAGCTATGTCAGCAGGATGCTTAACTGTCACATCTTCTCTTGCTGCATTACCAGAGACTTGTGCTAATTACGCTCTAATGTATAACTATACAGAGAATGTTAACGATCACGCCAACATGTTCTTCAGAGTACTACATCATGCAGTCAATGTTATTAAGCAAGGTCAGGCTGATAACTATCTAAGAGCCCAGAAAGAATACTTTGACAGAAATTATGATTGGAATATAAGGAAGGACGAATGGACGTTCCTGCTAAATTCACTTCTGTAACACCATACGCTGGTGATCTGGCTAAACACTTTACATGGAGAAGGCATCCAATCCTTCCAGAGCTAGAGTTCCTCTGTCTACCAGAGAAGAACGATGAAGTCAAGAAGCAATTGCAGGATGGTAGACATTCCTGGCAATGGCCCTACCTTTGGGAATGTGGTGTAGCGTTAGGTAGATGGATTCTAGATAATGCTGATCTTGTTAAAGGTAAGGTTGTATATGATCTAGGTACTGGCCAGGGAACAGCTTGCATTGCAGCTGCCAAGGCTGGTGCCAAGATTTCAATTGGAGTGGATTGTTGTGTGTTTGCTGATTTCACTTTGGCAAACAATGGTGATAGGAACAATGTTGTTGTAACACCATACATCAAAGACATTTTCCAAGCCAAGATTGCAGAACAGTCAGCTATCTTCGCTTCTGACCTAATCTACGGTCAGGAAACAAGCGACCGTCTATTAGACTACCTGGCTCACCTAGGCAAGACATCTACAGTCGTCATAGCCCAGTCTGGACGCACGAATCCGCTGTATACCGTTAATCACCCAGAATTCCACCATGTTATGGACTACAATATCCCTTGTTTTACGCCAGGGTTAGAACTCGCTGAATCCATGCCAGTTTCCCTATGGACTACTAACTCCTTGATTCTACAGGGATTGTAACTTACTGATTCTACGGGGATTTTTAAAACACGTGTAACTCCTTAATTCTAAAGGAGCTGTTGCTGTTGCATCTATTGACCAACAGTGTATAATGGACGGCATGGAAAGCAAACAACAAGTACGAATCGGTGACGTCGTCAAGAGTCTTGACTTCGTTGGTATCAGCAACTGCTTCTTTGTCGGCGTCGTGACTTCTGTCTCGTCACACACGTTCCGCGCTCGCACAGTTAAGCGTGTGTGGGAAGGCGTCGCGTTCAACGAAGAGAGCCTTCCCGTCAACTTCTCTGCTCCGCTCCCTGGATGTCATTTCTTCGATGATCTCGCTGAAGAAAAGGGTACTGAGCCTCGCGTGCAGGTGGTTGCCTAATGAAACTCCGAATCGGTGACGTTATCAAGAAGCGCAACATCAAGGAAAACTACACGATCGGTCAGATCGTTTCGATCGTGGCTGGTGAGTATGTGGTTGAGGTGATCAAGACTGTGCGCAACGGTAAGATGGTTCCGAAAAAGAGATCTGTGTCGCATGAGTATTTTGGTGTTCCTACCAAGAACGTTGGTTCTAACATTGAGGTGATTGGCTAATGCGTCTTGATCGTGGTCATGGCAGATCGTCGTCCTGCTCGCCCTCACTACTTCGTTGATGGCAGTTACACTTCTCAAGAAGTCACCGAGTTGACAATTGAGGAAGCGCAGGAATATTATCGTGGCTTCGAAGATAACGAAGCATCTGGCAATTTCAAAGACTGGGGTTGATATGGAACAAGAAACGATTAACAAAATCATGCTTGATATGCAGAATAGCATTCGTTGTGATATTCATGGTGATATCTATGGTCATGAATATTGGGCTGAAGAAATCTTTCGTCTCCGCGCAGAACTTCGCCGCATGAAGGAAAAGGCTATTGAAGATAGCTGGGCTCGCAATCCTGATCGCAGTGGCGGACAGTTTACGCAGGAAGAAATCAATCATAGCAGGGATGGTTGGTAAAGGTCTGTATTGTCCTGAGAAACGGTAAAGTCGACGAAATTTTCAGTATATCTATAGTTAATTCACGGAGATACTAAAATGGAACAAGTTGTTGTGTATGTTGTGTTAGAAGAAGATCGTGGTCTTGGTCCATCAGTGGTCGGTGTATACCGATCACGTGAAGATGCGGATCGTGCTGTTGGTGGTTCCTCGCATTGTTGGATTGTTGAAGAGGTTTTGCAATAATGAACATCGCTAAGACTATTCTCTCACAGATCAAAGCAATTGACGCTTGGGCGCTCTGCGCTTGGGGTGCGAAGGACTTTGTAGTGATGGAAGATGGTTTGAAGTTCAAGACTTCAGGCATGACTCCTTGGAAGGGCTACGTGTACGTTAAGTACAACGCTGTCCCTGACCTCTACGAGGTTCAGTTCTTCCGTGTTCGTAAGAACCGTGTCGAGGGTGTTGAGATCATCCACGACAACATCACCAAGGCTGTATACGCTCACGAACTGGTTGGCGTGATTGATAAGTTCGTAGGCTAATATGCAGATCCCTTCTATAGGTTCTCTCGTTAAGGTGACTACTCGTTATCCGAGTAATGTTGCTGGACGTGAATGGGACGAGACTACTCATACAGGTAAGGTAGTACCGATTCCTGTATACTGGAAGAACGAAGTCGGTAACACGTTTGCTGTTGAGACTGGTCGTTCATATCACCCTGTCTCCCTCATTTATACTCATAGGGTCATTGACCTTGAGATTGTAGAAGGTAAGGCTCTTAACCGAACTGAATTTAGCAAATTACTAACTATTGAAACCGCTGTTGCCGGCAGTAAGGGCAACGTGTATAATGTAGTTTCGAAAGGTGGACAGTGGACCTGTAGTTGTACAGGTTTCCAGTTCCGTAACCAATGTAAGCATATTGCACAGGTAAAGACAAAAATTTATGGCAAAGCAGCGTAACGATTCTTTGGCTAAGGCACTTGGTCAAGAGCCGATGTTCACTGAACCTACTAAGAGCAACCTCATTGAGGCTCTTAACTGGTACAACTATAACGGCGAAGATAGTGACTATAAGACTTGGTTGAAGACCTATATGGTCGGATGGACCAAGTGTTCTAAGGCTGATATTGCTAAGGCGACTGAGCAGTCTGTTCCTAGGGCGATAGCTGCTATTGCTCGAATGGAATCTCGTGGTGTCAACACTGGTGTCAAGGACCGTGTTGATTCTTATATCGCCGAGGCAATCGCAAACTCTAAGCAGGAAGTTGTGGAAGAGGAAACAGGTGTTGTTATCTCGATTCGTGACCGTCTGAAAGAGTCTTGTACTCCTTATGTCGCTTGGATTGAACAGCAGATTGATAACTTCATTGCTGGCGAATCATATGAAGATAACTTCTATGACTATTTGAATGGCCAAGGCTGTAAGGCTGCCCATGCTCGTGTAATCAAAGACGAGTTTGAGTTTGACTTCAACGAGATGAAGTTATTGAAGAAGGGCGATCCTGCTGTAGCCGAATGTTATGAAGGCTATGGCAAGAAGACTCAAAAGGTCTTGATTGCGTTCTATGAGAAGCTTCAAGCTGACCTCAATCAACTTGAGCAAACTAAGAAGGCTGCTCGAGTGCGTAAGGTTCGGAAGCCTTCTGTCGAGAAGATGCTATCGAAGGTCAAGTACTGTAAAGAGTCAACCGAGTTCAAGGTTGGTTCAATCCATCCTCAGAAGATCATTGGTTGTGAGCAGCTTTGGGTGTTCAACACTAAGACTCGTCAGCTTGGTCGCTACAATGGTAGTAACTTCCAATTCAAGCGCTCTAGCCTAACGAACTTTGATGCAGACAACTCTATCTGTAAGAAGCTTCGCAAGCCAGAAGAGTTCTTGAAGGTTGTTATGTCAGCAAGCAAGACTCAGCTCAACAAACAGTTCGATGCCATCAAGGCTGTTGCTAAGCCGATGAATGGTCGATTCAATGAGTTCAATGTTCTACTGAGGGTGTGGTAATGGATAAGTTCTTAGACGCAATGGATAAGTTCTTCTGGACTTTATTCAAAGTAGCAATGTGGATATTAATGTTTGTAGTTGGCTGGATAATTGGTGATCACATATACGAGAAATTTCTATGAGAGTGTTTATAGCGATACTAATTGTTATTGCAATTGCTCCTTGGGTTATTGGTTTTATTATAGGGTTGACAAATGGCTAACAAGTTCTCTGTTTATGTTCGCAATGCTGAAGGTGGTATTGTTGAGTTCTACGACCTCTCTAAGATGGAGGCTCTGAACCTGGTTAGAGAAATGAAGGAAGATGGGTTCACTGAACTCGATATGGTCCCTACATTCACTACTCCTTTGTTCACTGATTCAATCGAGGCAAAGGAAGAAAGTGATGACGGAATCGAGTAACAATGTTGTTAGCCTAGAGGACTTCAAGAAGAAGAAAGAAGCTCCTAAAGGCAAACCATCTGCTCAACTTCGACAGTTCGTTGAGGCATATCATGAAGCTGGTCCTGAAGCAACTGATATGTTCAACAAAGCAATGATGTTGTTCAAGGCGTATGGATTTGATCCAGATTATTTCGATCAAAGAGACGTTTTGCTGTTGAGGGAAGCCTTGTTTTCCATTATACTACGGTATAGGGATGCACACCATCCTTTACATTTGTTTGCGGATGAATTCGATAAATACTTTAACAGACTACAATACTTTTTGGATACTGAATGGTCACAGGCTGATGACCAAAGTGAAGAAGAAGATGATAATCGTTGATCTAAACCAAGTAATGATTTCCAATCTGATGATGCAGCTTGGGAACCATACTGATGCTAAAATTGAAGAAGGCCTTGTTCGTCACATGGTCCTGAACGCCATACGTTCCTACAAACAAAAGTTTGGTGAGGAGTATGGCGAGATTGTTATTGCATGTGATGATAAGAACTATTGGCGTAGAAAGATCTACCCATACTATAAGGCTAACCGAAAGAAGGCTCGAGAGCAATCTGATATTGATTGGTCTAGTATCTTCGAATGCTTCAATAGAATTCGTGAAGAGCTTAAAGAGTACTTCCCATATAGGGTCATTCAAGTAGAGACAGCTGAAGCAGATGATATCATATCAGCAATCGTTCACCATCATGGTGCTCTACTAATGACTGGTGAGGCTCCAAAGATCCTAATCCTCTCTGGTGACAAAGACTTTATTCAGCTACAGAAGTTCGTCAATGTCACTCAGTATGATCCTGTCCGTAAGAAGTTCATCTCACATAAGAACCCAGATGTGTATCTAAAGGAACACATCATGAAGGGTGACTCTGGTGATGGTGTTCCTAACTTCTTGTCTGGTGATGATGTATTCATCTCTGGTGGACGTCAGAAACCTATTCGACAGAAGAGTCTTGATCAATGGGTCAAGCATTCTAAGCCAGAAGACTTTTGTGACCAGAATATGCTTCGTGGTTATAAGAGAAATGAGGCACTTGTAGATCTATCGAAGATTCCAAGTGATGTCTATACCACCATCCTCACTCAGTTCAATGAGCAAGAGGGTAAAAAGCGAAGCGATTTGTTAAACTATTTCATTAAGTTCAAACTGAAAAACCTAATGGAACATATTGGAGAATTTTGATGAACAGTAATGTATGTGATGTATTTGAAGTTGCCAATAAGGCAAAGACAAAACAAGAGCGAGCCGACATTCTAAAGGCTAATGATTCGTTTGCATTGAAGAGTGTGTTGCAACTGGCTTTTCATCCTGGTGTGGTTGCAGCCTTGCCAGAAGGTGCGCCTCCTTATAAGAAAGTCGATGCTGCCCAGAACGATTACCATCGTGGCTACCTTCATGCTGAGGCTCGTAAGTTTGGCTATCTTGTTGAACAGCCAGGACAGAATCTAAACAGAATGAAGCGTGAGAATATCTTCATTACTATCCTCGAATCCCTTCCTGGTCCAGAAGCAGATATGTTGATTGCTGCAAAGGACAAGAAACTACATAAGCTGTATAAGGGAATCACAGCTGATGTTGCTAAGTTAGCATTCCCTGAAATCCTACCGGACGATGTTAAGTAAGAGGTTATTAGTTCCATGACGATCAAGAAGTTCAATCGTAACCAGCGCTTTGAGGATTACGAGGACCGCCCATCTAAACCAAAACATAAAGATCGAAGCGAGAAGCATTTCCGAAATGCTCTAAGGACACAAGATCTGGATGCATTGAAAAGATTGTCGAATGACGATATGGAAGATGACCTTTACGATGACTACGAATATGACAGGCGCTAAGTAATGATGGAAGAATACTACATCCACATCTTGTGGTTTGCTATGAGCTGTGGGTTTGGACTTTGGATGTATTTCCAAGGTGTGATGAAAGGAACTACAGCTGGAGTTAATGCAGCTGTAATCTTTATGACAATTAATGGACGTTTACAAGAGGCGAAAGACTTCTTAGATTTCATTGACGACATTGCCTCGAAAAAAATTAATTTTGATAAATAAAACATATGCCAACATACACGTTTGAGAACACCCAGACGGGTGAGGTCACTGAGGAGTTCATGTCGATCTCCAGGCTAGACGAGTACCTAGCTGCTAATCCTCAGTTAAAGACCATAATCACACAGGCTCCGCCTATAGGAGATCCCCACCGCCTCGGCCTTAAAAAGCCTGATGCTGGATTCCGTGACGTCCTTAAAAATATTAAATCCCATCACAAGAGGTCCAAAATCAACACATGGTAACAAAAGGTAGTACTCGATGCCAAACAAAGCTAAGAAGAAACTTAGACTAGTCACGAATGGTAACCAACATCAGCAAGGAGTTAAACTTTACCCAATATATCCAATAACAAAAGCACAAGAAAAAGTTTTTGACTCATTTTACAAATCACATTTACTACTACACGGTATCGCAGGCACAGGAAAGACGTTCGTCAGCCTCTACCTAGCTCTTAAAGAAGTACTAGAGCATAAAGCGTACAAACGCATCGCAATCGTTCGTAGTTGTGTTCCAACAAGAGACATAGGCTTTATGCCTGGAACACTAGAAGAAAAGTTAAGCGTCTATGAACAACCTTATAGAGAAATCATTAACTGTTTGACCCAAAGGTCGGATGGCTATGATCTATTGAAGGATGCTGGTGTCATCGAGTTCATGTCAACATCATTCATTAGAGGTCTAACATTAGACAATACTATCATCCTAGTAGATGAAATTCAGAACATGACATTTGGTGAACTAGATTCTGTCATCACGAGAGTTGGTGATTTTTCTAAGATCATCTTCTGTGGAGACTATAGACAAACAGATCTGCAGTCAACCAAAGATAAATCTGGTCTAAAAGACTTCATGAAGATTCTTAATACTGTCGCAGATGTTGACTATATTGAGTTTTTAGTGGATGATATAGTGAGATCAGGATTTGTTAAGAAGTATATCATTGCCAAGACTGAATTAGGGTTTGGATAGGTAAGCTTCTAAAGCTAAAATGTGCATAGCATAAATATCTTTTACAAGCACTATAACTATCACGGATTCTACTATGTCAGAGCCAGAACAGTCCATTATATTTCCAGACGTAACTATTGTTAGTAGCAACACTACGGATTACAGAGTTTGTGGTAATCCGGATTTGGTTGAGCGTGTTGATATTCAAACTAAATCGCCTGGTGTGCAAACAGTGGTATATGGTTACGTTGATTCAACAACTAACACATATGTTCACTCCCATGAAATGGAAGTTAAGAGAGGCAGCTTCCTATGAGGTACTATGGGCTAAAACAAGTTGACAGCATCAACCTTATGAGATATGAAGGTATTGCTAATCAATTTGTATACTCACTTCCAATGTCATATTCAAACAGCGTCTTCAAAGCAAGAGCTGATATTTTGTATGTGTGTGAAGGTTCTGGTCCTCTGACAGTAGTTGAGTGTCAAACAAATAATGATCTAATTGGATTTGCATACGAACCAGGTTCTGCCTACGTACCAGAAAATGTATTTGGCAGCAACATTGTCAAACTGGAGAGTGGTAGTGTCGTCCCTGTATTAACAATTATTACACTTGGTAGACAATCAAACAGCTATGCAACTGATGTTACAACTGTTACAGTTAATGGATCGTATGCTATTCCATCTAACACCTATGCTGTAGTAGTGGAGGGAACAATAACTGTATCCAACACTACTGTAGACTCCAACACTGATCTCCACATTCTTGGTATAAGAGGCGAAGAGAGAACTGTCGAAGGTAGTGGCAAGTTGATTACGTTTAAGGTTGTATAAAAACCAAAATATATTATGGCAATGTTGTATGCTATCGGTGACAGCTTCACCTACGGGTTCAATTTCAAAGTAGAGCAAGAGAGGATTGAGTCAGTTTGGCCTACACAGCTAGCTGGCCTCCTTTCCTTGCCGTATAAGAACCTAGCTGTTCCTGGTGGCAGTAACTGGAGAATGGCTAGGTTGGTAACAACACTGCCCTTAACGGAAGATGATATTGTAATCCTAGCTCTATCTGATAACCAGAGGTTTGAATTTGGTGTCAGCCTAAATCATAAACCTCCAGCACCAAAGCTGCCAGGTGACATTAATGAAGTGGATGGCAATCTTGTAACCAAAAGATTCTTTGGGGCCTTATCTAAAAGGACAGTGGATGAGCAAGCAAAGGCCCTAACAGATTTAACATTTGGTCCATTCTTCAATATGACGTGGTTCAGCCAAATGCATACTGTGATGTGCTCGGCGATCGCTCATAGGCTACAAACAGTTGGTTGTAGGTGGTTGATGTTTGATGCATGGACAATGAATCCAAGAATAGAGATACCAAATTATATTTTTCCAAACTCAACAATGTACGACAATGTGGTACAGAGAAGAGAAGGCGAGTTGATGCGGTACTGGACTAAAGAAGAGCATGGTGAGATTGCAAAAGTCATTTACGATAAACTTTACAATGACCAGAGTAACCAGTATGAAATCTATAGCGCGAATACAAATTTAGATTGGTATTATTAATGAACAGAATAGACTTTGATATAAAAATAGATAACTATAAATTTGACAAGCTCGAAAGAATTGATGGCGAGCCAAGACAGTATGTACTACCAGATGGAGGCAAAGTTCCATCTGTCACCTCTGTTACAGGACTATCTACAAAGGATAGTATTCAGAAATGGCGAGCTCGAGTTGGCGAACAAGAAGCAAATAAGATATCTAGAAAGGCTTCTGGTAGAGGAACTGTAGTTCACAATCTAGCTGAAAAGTATATTCTGAATGATGATAAGTTTACCAGCCTTTATGAAAAAGCATTACCAGATGCTAAAATCTTATTCCACAAGTTACGCGATTCTCTAAACGAAAATGTAACTGAAATTCGAGCCCTCGAAACCCAGCTATGGTCACCATATCTAAAGGTAGCTGGTACAGTAGATTGTATTGGTATGTTTGATGGTGAACTTAGTGTCATCGATTTCAAGACATCCAGCAAATCAAAGAACGAGGATTGGATCCAGCATTATTTCATGCAGACAGCTGCATATGCTTGCTCCTGGTATGAGCTGACAAAAGAGCCTATAAATAGTCTGGTAGTTATGATAGCAAATGACGAGGATAACAAACCTCAAATATTCAGAAAGACTACATATCAGTATCTAACAATGTTTAAGCAGGCTAGAGAAGCTTTCCATAAACACTATGGTTTTTAGTATGGTAACCTGCAGCAGACACACTTATCATACATAAAATTAGGAGTATAACCTATGAGCTTCTACGGCAAAACAACATTCGATAATTTATTCTCGGTCCATAAGAGAAGACTAACAGCTAACGAAAGCCATCGTTTTGGCGGAGCACATGCCCACATCGCTTATAGCGTTGCCGGCGATCAAGTGCCTGTTACCCTACACGAAAGCGGTGTTGAAGTTATTGATGCTGGCGCAGATGATGTTGTGTCAGTAATTCTAATGGGCACAAAGATGGATGTTGCTCCTGTAGTTACTAACCTGACACTAGTTGATGTGGCTGACTCTCTAACACTTGCCTCCGACGTTCATGGTATCGTTCTAGAAGGATCTGTTACAGTCAGTGATGTTGTAATGGATGCTGAAACAGGTATTCATGTTGTTGTACCAGGCTCAGTTGTAACTGGTTCTGGTAAGCTTGCAACATTCACTTTTGTACAGAATTAAAAGATAACTGACTATTATAATGAAGGATTTGCCTGAAGGATATCCTCTTGCGACTCTCAAAGCAACTGGTCAACTAACTAAAGTTGGCAAAGTGCAAATTGTGTTTCCTAATGGCCATAAGACAGAAAAGGCTGTTAGAAAAATTATGATGGGTGTATTTGTAGGGGAACAAAAGTTACATGATGTTGAGACATTGATTATTCCTCTTGGGAAAGTTGTCTAATGCTTACAAACCATATAATTAATTTTGATGGTTTTCGTATACTACAACAACACGTTTTTAAAAACACTAGTGTTGAGTTTGATGATGATGTTTTCTTTTCATGTCTATCGGCAGCCGGTGGGCCAACAATAGAGATGTGGGATAACGTTGGTGAACATGATGGTAGGATTTACGGTCCAGGAACCTTTCTAGATCTTAGGAGCATAATGCACCTACACCCCAGAAGAGTTCTTGTACGTGAATCTGGATTCACATTATGCTTTGCAACTAAAGCGATCAATGCTCAATGGCATTATATTAATGTGGCTGACTATGTTCTTCAACCAAACACCAAAGCACTAGTAGTGAGTGGTGGTGTTACATTTGAAGAGAGTGGTAAGCAAAGGCAAGCAAGCTTGTTCAATTTGATAAACAAAAGACCATATGAGCTGAATTTAGTTGGCAAAGCGGAACTAATACTGATTTCATAGGAGCTATCAAATGAGGCTACAAATCGAAGGTGGAACAGAAATACACCAGAGGCATTGTAGACAGTTTGCTAGATTCTTCTCTAATAGATTCTTCTCTAAGGATCTTAATAAACAAATCACCATTAAGCTAAAACTTATTAAGCAGCCTGAAATAAAGTATGGTGATGAATGTGGCCATGTTGAGTGGATGGATAATAACAGACAACCTAGAAAGTTCTCGATCCACATTAACATACCATCAAGACCTTCCCTAAGGTACATCATAAGCACACTAGCCCATGAGATGGTTCATGTTAAACAGTTTGTTAAGAACGAACTAGTTGACCTTCCGTCTACTGATTATAACGTATCAATGTTTAAGAATAAGAAGTATAATCTTAACCGTATAGGCTACTATGACCAACCTTGGGAAATTGAGGCTTTCGGTCGTGAACGTGGACTAACTAAAGAATACTTCGAAAAGGTCAAGTTGGCTAAAAAATTATTAAAGAGCCCTGTTGACTTCTAGGCTGAAGTAGCCTACAATATGCCCTACTTGATAAGTGTGATGTCAAGTATTTGTTAAATTGTTAATTAATGAGGTTATTTGAAATGAATACTAAGACTCGTGTTGTTGAAGTTCTCGAGAAGAATCGTAACGGTTTGACCCTCGCTCAGCTTCAGAAGAAGGTTGGTGCTGGTGCAGCTGCTCGCGTTAGCGAAGCTCGCTTTGCTGGTTACCCAATCTACTCGAACCGTAAGACGTTTGCTAACGGTCGTACGTCGACTGTTTACCGTCTCGGTAAGGCCTCCAAGCGCTTCACGCGCAACATGAAGGCTGGTCGTACGCAGATCGCTGTTCGTTCGCTCTACACTCGCGCTGCCTAATTCCCCTTAGGCACTAGAGCCATATGGAGGGGGCTGGAGAAATCTAGCCCCCTTTCTTTATGAACGAACTATCTGCTGTATATCCATATGCTGAAGTTAGCCACAATAAGTGGCATACTAGATTCCTAGACCTAGCATCTCATATTGCTGAATGGTCGAAGGATCCATCAACTAAGGTTGGTGCTGTGATTGTTGACAATGAGCGTAGAGTAGTGTCTCTTGGTTACAATGGTTTACCAAGAGGAATGGTTGATCATGACTACATACTAAATAATAAAGAAATCAAACTTCAGGTAGTCAAGCATGCCGAAGAGAACGCCATTCTCAACTCTCTACTACGTCCAGCAAACTGTACTATTTACGTTACTCATCATCCTTGCGCCTCTTGCGCTGGTAGCATTGTTCAGTCTGGCATTCGCCGTGTTGTCTTTCCTTCTGTTCCTGTGGATAGTACGTTCCCTTCGAGATGGAAAGAGTCCATATCGCTGGCACAAACGATATTCCAAGAGGCCGGAGTAGAGGTAGTAGAATTATGATGGAACTAGATGGTAAGGTTACTGTTAATAACTTTCAAACTGTTATTGAGAGTTGTGTCCATAAGAAAGGTATGGGCTACCTTGAAGCAATCATGTGGTATTGCGAAGAGAACAACGTCGAGATCGAAGCTGTTGCCTCTTTGATTAAAAAGTCAGATGCTATCAAGGCTAAACTTGAAGCTGAATGTGAGGACCAGAACATGATCAACAAGACACCAAGGCTGCCAGTATGAAGATCACTTGTACAACTAAGTTGCCACCAAAGCTTCGCAAGCATGTAGTTGCTTTAACGAAGTTTACAGTTGATACTATCTTCACTAAAGCTCAGAAGAAGAAGCTTGAGCTAATTAGTATTAGAATTGATAAGACATTGAATGATAGTTCAATCCACAATGTCGATGCTGTTCCATTAGCATACATGGATGCTTTTATCGAAGACTATGATGAGAGCCAGAAACCAAGACATTTCGTTATTTGGATCAATCCATTCTTCACTAAGAAGAATCTATCTAAGCAAACTAAGACAACGTTTGCCGAAACAATCGTTCATGAGATTGTTCATATTAGACAAGCACTTACTGGCCAGATGAAGCAGATCGTCAAGAACGGTAACATGATGATCAAGTTTCATAAGAAGTACTATAAGCTTGATTCGAATGACAACTACTGGTTGTTTCCATGGGAAGTTGAAGCTCGTGGATATGAGAAAGGTGTACTCAATCTCTATTGTATCAAGAATAAATGCTTTCAAGAGTTTCCTGAACAACCACTGAAGTAATGTTCACTCTTGGTATCAATCTATCACACCACTCATCAATAGCACTTCTTAAAGACAATGAAGTGCTTTTGTTTATACATGAAGAGAGATTAAATAGAGACAAGTACCATAGAGGTTTACCATATAGGTCTCTTGATCTAATTAAAAATTATACTAACAACATTGATAGTGTAATCCAAGTTAGTGGTTCTACTGACAATCTTAAAGCAATAGTTAAGTACCTAGCTGACCAAAACGTTGATATTACTACCTTTAGGAATGACGGTAGTCTTCACCATATGTCACATGCAGCTGCTGGATTCTTCATGTCGCACTTCGATACTGCTACTGTAGTAGTTATTGATGGTGCTGGAGCATTGTATAGGCTCAACAAATCTAATGTCAGAATATCAGAAACCACATCACTATATGATGCCAGGTTTCCTCAAATCGTATGTACTGATAAACATTTCGTCATAGGTCTTTACGATAAGAAGCCTTTAGTATATACGGATGATGACAAGAAAGCATTTAGAGCTAAATTCAAGAATTCAAGAGTTAGTATAACAGAAGCGCTCGATATTGGGTGGAAGTATGCCGAGGTAACATCCAGCATTGGGTTTGGTACATTCGGTGAAGGTAAGACGATGGGCCTTTCTGCTTACGGCCATAAACCTACAACAGATCAAAATGTCAACAAAGCCTATAACATTCAAAAGGAACTTGAGGCAGTGTTTGTCCATCTAGCTAGTAAAATTAAAACAGACAATGTTGTGCTAAGTGGTGGCTGTGCTCTAAACATTCTTGGCAATTCCTTAATTAAGAAGACATACTCCAACCTCAATGTATTTGTTGATCCAATAGCAGCTGATGGCACAGTTGCATTAGGAGCAGCAGCATATGAGTACTACTCTAAGACCAAGGATATAAATAAATTAGTATTTGGTTTATACCAAGGTCCGCAGTACCAGCTTGAGAAAAATTACATATATGAATGTGCAAGAAAATATTCAGTATAAGGATGTTGCTAGTTTACTGAATGAAAGAAAGCTGGTAGCAATCTTTCAAGGTAGATCAGAAAGTGGTCCAAGAGCATTAGGCAACAGATCAATGCTCTACACTCCTACAGATCCAAACGGTAGAGACCATGTCAATAAGATTAAAGGTAGAGAGTACTTTAGGCCACTAGCTGCGTCAATGATGCTAGAGTATGCGAATGATTGGTTCGATATGCTTGGCATTCCTGAATCGCCTTATATGACTTTCTCCTTCACTTGTAAAGAAGATAAGAAGCATATCATCCCGTCTGTAATCCATGTTGATGGATCTTGTAGAATTCAAACTGTTACAGAGCAGCAAAACTTCCACTACTATAATCTAATCAAGGCATTCTATCAATTGACTGGCGTGCCAATGGTTCTTAATACATCGTTGAATCTGGCAGGTGAACCACTTGTAGAAACTATTGACGATACATTTAACACATTTACAAAGTCTAAAATAGACCATCTCTACCTACCTGAGTTAGAGTTGCTTGTTTCCAAATGAGCTACTATACACTAGCAATATCATCATCCAACCATGATTCATCTATTTGTCTTCTTAAAGACAGTGAGATAGTTGTTGCCTTTTCCTGTGAAAGAACTAATAAGATGAAACACACTCAAAGGGTGGAGCAGTGTGATATTGATGTAATTGCAAAATATACTAGGACTGTTGATAAGTTGGTCCTTATCAATGTCAACGCGAAGTATGAAAAGTATCCAATGTTTAATGCTTTTGAGGTATCAGAAACAGTAGAGAGCTTACTAAAGAAAGTAAGGAAAGCTGGAATACAATGTAAAAGGACAGTTGTTGATAATGCCCTACATCATCTTTATCATGCCGCCGCCGGATACTACACTTCTGGCCTTGATGATGCAATCTGTATTATTATTGATGGCTTTGGTTCAACAGAGCAGCATGAAGATGCTTCATTTGCAGAAACAACTTCTATCTTCTATGCTAAAGATACCTTTGAGACTCTCCACAAACAAATTTTATATAAGTTCGAGTCACCAAAAAGGACAGGATGGGATAACAAAAAGCTATCCGATAAGAAGAAGTCCTATAGGTTTCCTGTTACACTCACGACACATCTTGATATTGGTAAGATGTATGGTACAATAACTAGACACATTGGATTTTATACTGTCGATGCTGGTAAGACGATGGGTCTATCGGCTTATGGAAAACCAAATAACCTACCATCTATGCTAGTTGATGATACAATCATATCAAATAGCAATTTGTTCAGATATGATAGTTACATTGATGTTCAATGCTATCCTGAATTAGATAGCCCTGATGACCAAACTAAGAAGAACTTAGCATACAATGTTCAGAAGGCTCTCGAAAAGATATTTGTAGAAAGAGTTGCATCTGCACTGAAAATCAAGTATAGTAATAATGTAATACTTGGTGGTGGTTGTGCTCTTAACATCTTAGGAAACTCAGAGGTCAAGAAACACTTTCCTAACACTAATGTGTATCCTGAGCCAATTGCAGCTGATGCTGCTCAATCGATTGGCGCTGCGTTATATCATTACAAGTTGGAATTTCCTAATACAAAGTTTAAGAAAATAGATAATGTATACTTTGGTCCTCATTATGAACTTTCGACTGTCAAGCAAAGTCTTCTACAACTAGTGGAGCAATACAACAATGAGTCTGGTCTACAGGTCAGTGGTAGCCAACAACAAGGTGGCTGAAGTTCTTGTTGAAGGTCCAAATGATATCGTTTGTGTTCTTACAGATAAGAATCTTAAAACAGAAGACAAGATACACTGCTGTTCCATTCGTCAAGCAGAGCGTCTAATCGACAATTTCCTGCGTATTTCAAAACCCTACTAAAATCAATAAGTTATAAACCCTTGAAAATCAACGAGCTACTAACTCCTTGATTCTAGTGGTTGCCTTTACCTGTAGATCGCGTATAGTGCCCGTATTGATTGAATGAATGAGGTAACTGAATGCCTAGAGGCGTTCCTAAAAATGGATTCCGAATGACCAAGCGTCGTAGGAATCAGGGTGTTGCTGTCAAGCCTGCTCTTGCTCTTATTAAGAGTGTAGAGACGGTTGACCAGATCGAAGAGAAGCTCAATGATCGTTTTAACGCTCTAGAGGTTCTCTCCGAGGCAACCGGTAAGGGCGTTAACCGTTCACTGATTGTATCGGGACCTGCTGGTCTTGGTAAGTCGTTTACGGTTGAGCAGAAGATGAAGAAGCTCGAGAATGCAGGTCACGTTGTGACTTACATTAAGGGCTATGTTCGTCCTCTATCGCTCTACAGGTTGCTCTACAACGCTCGGTTCCAGCACTGTGTGCTAGTATTCGACGATTCGGACTCGATCTTTGCAGATGATGTGTCGATGAACCTTTTGAAGGCTGCGTGTGACTCTACGGAGACTCGCAAGCTTCATTGGTTATCGCGCTCTATCGATAAGATTGAGGATGAGGATGGTGAGCCGATTCCGGCGAACTTTGAGTTCGAAGGTTCGGTGATCTTTATCACGAACTACGACTTTGATGACCTCATTGCTCGTGGTTCGAGGCTGGCTCCTCACTTTGAGGCTCTAGTCTCGAGATCGCACTACCTTGACCTTGCTATGAAGACGAAGATGGACTATGTCGTTCGTATCAAGCAAGTCGTCAAGGCTGGTATGCTCCGTGATAAGAACATCTCGGATTATGATGCTGGCATACTTGTTGACTTCGTAGAGTCGAACATGGATAATCTCCGTGAGTTGTCTTTACGAATGGTCATTAAGTTGGCCACGCTGATGAAGATGGACTATGTTAATTGGCAAAAGTTAGCAAAACAAACTTGTTTTCGAGCCAGTTGACATACATACTAAACTAGCATATAATGCTAGGCCCTGAATAAGACATAGCGCTCTTGTTCAGCTCTTTAAAAATACGAATTCCAATTAGGTGCTTCGCGACCTGTCGGCATTTAGTCTAAACATCTTTGTAGACCGACTGGAGTGTTATGCTCGGCTTCCGTTCAGGATGGCTTAACCGCGACCTTATTAACCGGGTGCCCACCACCCCCTCATTGTAGGTAGGCCAATTAGTTTCGGCCCGAACTGTTTGTTGTTGTAACGGTGAAAAGGGTGGACCTTTTACAGACTGCTACCTGTTATCGTAGCAGCGTGGACTGTCACCACGGAGCATAGTGTGACGCTGGATTAGTAACCAGCACTTATTATTGGACCCATCGTCTAACGGTTAGGACATTACCCTTTCACGGTAAGAATAGGGATTCGAATTCCCTTGGGTTCACCATTTATGTGCGTTTCGTCTAAACAACGGACAGGACAGAGGGCCACATAAGTCTACAGTGGAAACACAACACTGAAAAGTGCGGTAGCGGTGGAATAACCTCAAAATGCGGGTTCGAATCCCGTAACGCACACCATATTACGGACCGTTAGCTCAGCTGGTAGAGCATTTGACTCTTAATCAACAGGTCGTAGGTTCGATCCCTACACGGTCCACCATTTGCCGGATTGGTATAACGGAATTACAGCGGTCTCCAAAACCGTTAACGGGGGTTCGACTCCCTCATCCGGTGCCAGCATAGTTATTATTGGCGAGTAGATCAGTGGTAGATCAGTTGACTGTTAATCAACCTGTCGTAGGTTCGATCCCTACCTCGCCAGCCATCTTGGTGTCCTGCAGATGCATCTGACGGGTACACACTATCAGTGTTGAGGCTTTTCCGTTACGGGAACACTGATTGATATATGAGGTAGAACGGAATGCATTCTATGTTGCGTGGGGGCATAGATAAGAACCAACCTTAAATGGTAGCCCACGCCTTATTTGGGGACGTAAGCTAACGGGAAACTGACGCCCTTGCACGGCGTACTTGTGGGTTCGATTCCCACCGTCTCCACCATTTTATGAAGAGTCCGAAAGCGAGGTGAATAACCACCAACCTGGCTGTCGAGGGTGTGTCGCTCTACAACAATTATCGATTCCCTTTGGGGAATGCTGTGGTAGCATGATATGTGTGTAGAGAGCGTTCTGCTCTTAAACGGATATGACAGCACTCTTCACCAAACGTGCCATCTAATCAATGGCTAGTCTACCCAGACGATGAGAAACGGTGTGATGTCCGTAGGGTGGTTCCAGTCTAACCGAACTGGCGCTGGCAATGCGAAAATCCTCTCTGGTCGGGATGCGGATACCACATTGCGTTAAGTGTTTGTGGTGGGATGACAAAAACCGCCGCAGAGAGGAAGCAACCTATTTTTGGTGCCTAGAATAGAATCGCGAAAGGATAGTCTAGGTTAAATGCCAACCCTAAGTGGGCGCAGCCGTCTTATTTTTGAGGAGTCGTCTAACGGCAGGACAGCAGGTTTTGATCCTGCTTATCGTGGTTCGAATCCATGCTCCTCAGCCAAAATTTGGACAGGTTGGAGAGCGGTTAAATCCAATTGACTGTAAATCAATCACCCTACGGGTTACGCTAGTTCGAATCTAGCCCTGTCCACCACACTTGGGACAATAGCTCAGTTGGTAGAGCAAAGTGTTGATAACGCTTAGGTCCATGGTTCAAGCCCATGTTGTCCCACCATCTTTGGCTCGGTAGTTCAGTTAATGACTGTAACCTAATAAAATCCTGTGACATTCAGAATCTTATAAATAAGATTGGAGGTGTCATATGGAAACAAAAACATGTTCAAATTGCAAGCAAACAAAACCCATAACCTTTTTTAGCAAATATAAAAGATCTAAGGATGGGTATGATTATCGTTGCAAAGAGTGTAGCAAGCAGTCAAATAAAGCCTGGTGCGACAACAATTGGGATAAAAAAATGTCCCAGCAACGTGATAGAACTAAATTGCTTGTGGAACAGGTAAGGAATTATAAACAATCATTCGGTTGTAAATTCTGTGACGAAAATGAGCCAGTATGCTTAGAGCTGCATCACTTAGATCCTACTGCTAAAGAAATTAACCCCTCCGATATGGCAGGTAGGGGCTGGAGTTGGGAAAGGATGCAAAGAGAACTCAGTAAATGTATTGTATTATGTTCTAACTGTCATAAAAAAGTACATGCTGGTCTGTTAGTATAGTGGTAAGTACGCGAGCCTGTCACGCTTGCAGCACGAGTTCAATTCTCGTACAGACCGCCATATTTGGGATCATAACTCAATGGCTAGAGTAACTGGCTTTTAACCAGTAAGTTCTGGGTTCGAGTCCCAGTGATCCTACCATTTGGTCACTTCAGTAAAAAGTATACGCGAGTATATAATACTCATTTTACTGAATCAAGTCACAATGAATTTACAATAAAATAATGGAATTTACAAATGGACACATACAACAGAACATTTGCTAAGACAGCAACGTATAGAATAGTAACATTTGTTCTTACGTTTGTCTTAACGTACTTAATTACTGGTGATGCCTTTCCATCTGCAACGATTGCAATTCTCTCGTTGACAGTTGGTGCCCTATCGTTTATGATACACGAACGTCTTTGGACTAGGGTCAAGTGGGGCAACCTAGGTGGCTTTGACCGTAAGGTTAGATCTGTTGTTAAGACAATTACATATAGACTATGGTCTTTGTTCATTGTGTTTGTCCTTGGATTATTTTTTGGACTTGGCGCTTCAGAAGCGTTGTCTGTTACAGTCGTATTGAATATAATGTACCTACTTTCGCACTACGTCAATGAACGAGTGTGGAATAGAATTAAGTGGGGAAAGAATTAATTCGGATATTAGCTCAGTCTGGTAGAGCACCTGCTTTGGGAGCAGGGGGTCGCAAGTTCGAGTCTTGCATGTCCGACCAATTTTCGCGACTGTGGTGGAATCGGTATACACAACAGACTTAAAATCTGTCGGCGTTAGCCATGTCGGTTCAAGTCCGACCAGTCGCACCAGTTTTGGCCTCGTAGCTCAGTGGATTAGAGCAACAGCCTTCTAAGCTGTGGGTCGCAGGTTCGAGTCCTGCCGGGGTCGCCAATTGACTATAAATACTCTAAACACTTGGAGTATCTATGAAGAAGTTTAAAGAAGTTATTGCCGGCACCAACTGCTTAAACTGTAGCTGGGCCAACTTTAAGAACGTCGTAGCTGTTAGACCAGAGGAGCTTAACGCTCAAGGTGGTCTTAACATTGCTAAAGAGGATATGGCAAAAGCTAAGCATAGTGACTTAGTTACATTGCCAGGCAAGGCTTCTGTGGTTAATAAGTTTTGGTGTGAACACGAAGATGTCACACAATACGTTACTGAAAGAATGTGCTGTAAGTATTGGGATGCTGAGGGCACGAAAAGAGATTGGAAGTAGTTGACTTCCTAAGTAGGTACACGTATAGTACTCAATATTGCCCTTGTAGCTCAGCTGGTAGAGCGCCTGATTTGTAATCAGGATGTCGGCGGTTCGACTCCGTCCGGGGGCACCAGTCTTATAAATAAGTTTTACCCGCCCTACCTTTCGGTGTAAGGTTTGTCGCATAGCGATGGGTTTTTCGTAAATAGGAATCTAGTACATAGTGCGCACTGTGTGACGATAGATGAACCGAATCTTTCTATTGCGGGGTAGAGAAGTAGCAACTCGTCAGCCTCATAAGCTGAAGACCGGTGGTGCAAATCCATCCCCCGCTACCAATTAAATTATGACACTAGATCAATTCAATAGTATGTTCCCCCTTATAGCTAGTTCTGCTGTGATGCTGAACATCTATAAGGTATATAAAGACAAGGTAGTAAGAGGCATCCATTGGGCTAGCCCTCTGATCAACTATACTGGTCAGATATCAGGAACATATCTTCTATACTCATTAGGTCAATACTATTCGGCGATGGCTGGAGTGTGGTACACTTGCCTCTCGATCACATGGTATTGTATGATGATTTACTATAACTTCTATAAGAAGATGCCCAGTTAGTTCAGCGGTAGAACTCTGTCTTTACACGGCAGCTGTCGGCGGTTCGATCCCGTCACTGGGTACCAATTCATAGCCTCGTACTGTTCAGGCAAGTGGGGCAAAGGCCGGTGGACTCGCGGCGCCAAGCATGAAAAAGGCCTTGGCCAACATGAGTCCTTCTTTTACTGGAAGGTTGCTAGAGAGGCCTATTAGCGCTCTTTGCTAAAGAGATGGATGTAACAGTCACGTAGGTTCGAATCCTACACCTTCCGCCAATAGCAACGTAGCATAGTGGCCAATGCACCTCCTTCATACGGAGTTTATCGTCAGTTCGAGTCTGACCGTTGCTACCATATTTGTTGCGGTGGCAGAAAAGTTATGCAAGAGTCTGCAAAACTCTTTTATGCTGGTGCGAGTCCAGTCCGCAACTCCAAGCCAGGTTAGCTGAGATAGATTAGCGCGAGTCTGAAGAATTCGATAGGTTGGCGCGATACCAACACCTGGCACCATTTAATGCCCTCTTAGTTCAGTGGATTAGAACGCAACGCTACGGACGTTGAGGTCGGGAGTTCG